TTAGAACTGTTGCGTTTAATGTTAATATTTAGGAGGTGGAAAATTGAAGAATAAACATTCCCGAGCGTACTATGAGCTTTTGGAACATGCTTATGACGGTGCCGGAGGGTTTAAAGATGGAAGCTATTTGTTACAATACCCACGTGAATCGCTGGAGAAATATAAGGCACGTAAGCAAATGGCCTATTATTTCAATTATTTTAAGCCCTGCGTTGATGCCCACGTAGACCCAATTTTTGAACGTACGCCAGCAAGAGAGTGGAGTGGAGCTGCGGAAAATGTATGGAAGATGTTTATGGAGAATGCTGACATTGCTGGCACGAATCTTGACGACCTCATGAAAGGCGTGGCGCAAGTTTCTAAAATCTATGGGATAGCTTTCATCATAATGGATAATGCAAAAGAGCAATTAGCTAAAAGTGAGATTACTCTTTCGGATTTAGCGGATAAGCGCGAAAATATTCCTTACGCATTCGTTGTTTCGCCCGATCGCGTTATAGAAATTAAGGCAGATAAATTTAGGCGTATAACTTATTTCGCTTATACGGAAGAAGATTCGCAGGACGAGAATAAAAAGAATACACGTGTCATGAAACCTTCAGGCTGGGAGTTAAGAGAGGGCTGCGGGTTAGGGTCGGGAAGAGTTATTGAACAGGGGGCATGGCAGCTAGGATGTGTACCGGTTATTCCTGTTACTAGCCGGGTGGGAAAACCAGGAGAATTTTTCCCCCTTTCTGAATTCTTTCCTGTTGCACAAACTAATAAGCACATATTTAACGCCTGTTCGTGGCTCACGGAGATTTTAGCGGGTCAAACCTTTCCTATAATCACTTATCCGTCTGCTTCGCCTGAAAGTATTAATATTGGTGTAAATAATGCCTTGAGTTTCAATCCTGATTCTAAACACGCTCCCGCATTTATAGCCCCGCCAAACGGTCCGGCTGAAATGCTGGCTAAAGACATAGAATCCAGTAGGCAAGAATGCTATCGAATGGCTGGTGTTGTAAATGTCACAGGGGTTAAATCTACAGAAAGCGGAGAGGCCAAAGCCTGGGATTTTAAGCGTACTAACCAGCTTTTGTCTAATTTTAGCGGTATATTGCAGTCAGCTGAAAATAAACTTGTGCAGTTATTTAGATTATTCACGGGCATGAAGTTTGATTATGCGGTTAAATACCCGACTGATTTTGCCTATACAGATTTGGCGGCAGAACTTGCTAATGCAGTTATCGCTAAGGATTTGAATTTTGGTGATGAATTTAACATCGAAATATTCAAGCGCGTGCTTACTGCTTATTTGTCGGAACTTAGTGCCGATGATTTTGATGCTCTGGTTAAGGCTTATAAAGGAGCTTTAGCGGATCAGAAACTAGATACTGAACAGAATCCGCCAGCGGGTGAATAGGCATGGAGGATAACGAAAAGCGTAAACTGCTTGCCAAGTTTTCGAGTGCAAGACAGGCCACAGCGGATAAAGTTATGATGCGGCTTGATGAAGAGCTTGCCAAAGGGGCTAATGTTTCCGAAGCAGTAAAGATTGTTCGTAAGGAATACCAGGATTTTTTCCGCTTGTCGCAGGTTAAAGATATAGTTGTTAGCTCTGCGATTGAGGGCTACGGTGTTTCAGCTGGGCTTGTAGTTGAGGCAGGCAAGAAGGCGATATTAAAGCGGTTATCAAAGCCTTGGGATGCATCAGGATTAACTTTATCACAAAAGCTTCATGGCGCCGATACACAAATACATAAGGCAATCATAAATACGCTAGAAACACAAATACGTGCTAATAAAAACGTTGTAGAGATTGCTAGGTCTTTGTACGATGGGTATAACTACAAAAAAGTTATTAATACGCAGGACTTGCCAAAATATTTAAATGCTTTCAGACATGCGTTGTCAGATGACGTTGACGCTTTAAGCGTGGCTAGGCAAACGACAAGTCGTATAAATGCTTTAAGTAGAAATGGCGCCCCTAATCAAGCGTTGAAAGTCGCCTATAAACAGTTGCTTGAAGCGGCAACGGCTGGAACAGAGAAAGCGCTGAAAAATGAGGTCTATGTGGCGATAAATGAAAAATCCAGGTATGTAGCAGAAAGAATTGCTAGAACAGAAGCAACAAAAGCCTGGGCGGATGGTTTCTTTGCTAAAACCTTACAAGATAAGCACGTAGTCGGCTTTAGATGGGTAATAAGCAGCAGACACCCAGTTTATGACATTTGTGATTTGTATGCTAAGGCTAATATGTTTAACCTTGGCGCTGGTATCTATCCAAAAGATAGGGTACCGCCTTTACCAGCTCATCCACACTGCTTATGCCACATTGCTGAAGTCTATCGTGGTGAAGTTGATTTAAGTAAACAACAAGATAGCACTGATGACGCAGTGGATCAATGGCTTAATGGTTTGAATGAAAGCCAGCGACGACAGGTTTTAGGTATTAAAGGTACGCAGGAATGGCAAAGCGGTAACGGGTGGCAGGATAACCTAAGAGGTTGGCAGGGGATGGCAAGACCAATAAACAGATTAGATTATAAATTCGTCAGGGGGCTTATGGAAAAGAACTTGTTCCCACCAGATGATAGTTTTTTAGGCGATATTGCAAAATCACAAGGCTTGAGTTATACTTTAGGCAAAGAAGGGTATGCTAGATTTTTAAGTGACAATGGCAAGGCGTTATACCCCAAAAATGAGGGGTTCTTAGACGTACCGGCAGTTGAAACTTTAAAAAAAGGCGCAATTATAGTTGACCGTTATGGCGGTAGCAGGGGCAGCTTCGTAAGCCCAGCAGGCACTCCAGTGGGTGAACGAGCATTACCAAAAGAAACAAGAACCAAAGAAATCAACGCATACAAAATTAAGAAAGACTTGCCAGGCGTTTTAAGTGGTAGAACAGCTGCATGGTTTGAGGAGCCTGGTGGGGGATGGCAATATAAGCTACCCGGTAGAGTTATGGATTTAACGGATTACTTAGAGGAGGTGTAGTCATGACAATTACTGAACTTAAAAACATTTTGATTAGTGAAAATGTGGATCCTGATTATTATTCTTTGTCAGATGAAACCTTTATAAAAACTACAGAGGGTTTTTTAATCCGCAAAGATGATAATGGGAAATGGAAGCTGATTTTTGAAGAACGAGGCATACAGGAAGTTGAGGGCGTATATAACAATCAGCATGATGTATGTATCGCTTTTTTAAAAGTAATGGTCCATGATGATAAGCAGCTTGCGAAGTATATCCCTAAACAAATAGAAAGCGCATAAAGTAAAGCAACAAATTACCGTTTCCGGTTAATTACCGGAGCGGTTTTTTATTGCCCAAAATCGGTATTAAGGCAAGAGGCCTTTAATATAAAAAAATAAAATAAAAGGGGCAGGGACCCAATGCACAGGAGGCATGAAAAATGGATTTAAAAGAAGTGTTTGAAAAGCTGGAAAAAGTTGAAAGTGGCGCAGATTTAATAACTGCAATCAAAACAGAAGTAGCAAAGCTTAATTCAGAAGCTGCCAAGCATCGAAGCGAAAGTAAGGTTAGTACGGAGAAGTTAACGACGACCAGCAAGAAACTAAGCACGGTTTTATCCGTTCTAGGTTTAGAGGATGGGGAAGATCTAGAAGAAAAGACGGGTTCCTTAAAAGCTACGCTTGATGGTATTGCGGCTAAGGGTGGTAAGCCTGACGAAATTTTGATGAAGTTTGGCAAGATGGAGAAGGATATGAAAACTTTGCAAAAACAGCTGGAGGACGCGAACAATTCAAACGCTGCTGAGAGAGCAAAGCGCTTGACGACGGTTAAGCAGAGCATTGCAATTGATGCTTTAACAAAGGGCAATGCTGCTAATCCGAAAGAGATGGCTAAGCTTATCATGGATAACATTATAGGCGAGACTGATGATGCACTTACCTATAAAACGGGAGACAAGGAATTGTCTATTGAGGATGGTGCTGCTGAATGGCTTAAGAACAATCCTTGGGCTGTCAAGGTTAACCCTAATGCAGGAAGCGGAGCACCTACAGGTGGTGCTGGTAGTGGTGATGCGTTTACCGATGGTTTTATGGGCGAATTAAAAGGCTAAAACAATTAAAAAAAATTAAAAATAGGAGTGATAATATGGCAATTAATTATGCAGAAAAATACAGTTCAGTCGTGGATGAGGCATTTTCGCTTTTATCTATGACCGACAAAGCAGTAAATAAGGATTACGATTTTACAGGCGCACGTACGGTGCATGTTTACAGTTTGCCGACCGCACCGATGAACGACTATTCCGCTACGGGTGCTAACCGCTACGGAACGCCAGGGGAACTGCAAGACAACGTGCAGGATTTAGTGTTGGCAAGAAAGCGTTCTTTTACTTTTACAATTGACAAAACGAATGCAATGGATACCCCGGAAGGCATTCGGGATGCTGGAAAAGCTTTGGCGCGTCAGATTCGTGAAGTTGTTATTCCGGAAATCGACATATACCGCCTTGCAACAATTGTTGCAGATGCAGGAGGCACAGCTACTCCTGCGGCTATTACTTCGGCTAACGCCTACGATAAATTCTTGGATGGCCAAAACGCTTTGTTGGACGCAAAAGTGCCAATTCCCGGAAGAGTATCTTATGTGAGTCCTACCTTCTATAAGTCTATAAAGCTGGATCCTTCTTTCATGAAGGCAAGTGATTTGGCGCAAGCAAGTATTATTAATGGGCAGTTAGGAGCCGTGGATGGTGTTCCTATTATCCCTGTACCTTCTTCTTACCTGCCGGCAAATGTCGAATTTCTTATCACTCATCCGATTGCAACCACTTCCCCTATTAAACTTGCGGATTATAAGATTCATGAAGACCCGCCAGGTATTGCCGGAGCTTTGGTCGAGGGGCTTGTGTATTATGACGCTTTTGTTTTGAGCAAAAAGGCAAAAGCAATTTACATACATTCTAAAGCTTAATCGGAGGGGTAATTATGAAATTACAAAGAGAAGGTAAAATAGTTACGCTTGATCATGAAGCTCAAATTGCGGCTTATCGAAATGCAGGTTTTAAGGAAGTAGAGGAAGTAGAGGCAGTAGAGGCAGAAAAACCTGCCAAAACTAAAAAATGAGAATTGAGGCGCGTGGTCTACAGCAAATAATTAGTGGTCTAGGGAAAATGCCTGCAATGCTTAAGGAAGATTTAGAAATCGCGGTTAAGATTTCCGTTCGTGATATTCGCGAACGTGCCTTAAGTGAACATGAATGGAGGAGCCGCACGGGTGCAACTGAGCGTGAAGGTGTTCAATCGTCACTGGCTGGTCTTGTGGGCGTTGTTGAATTAGCAACGCCCAATGCTATTGGGCTTCATAACGGCAGACCTGCGCATGTTATTAAGCCACGAAACAAGCTAATCTTGCGTTTTCCTGTTAACGGTCAGTTTGTATTTGCCAGGAGCGTTAATCACCCTGGCAACAAGCCTGATCCATTTTTATTTAATGCGGCAGAAAAAGAAGAGCCAATGATACAGTCGAGGTTTGAGGCTGTAGTGGCTAAAATTCTCAATTCCTTATAAGGGTGGTGTCTAATGGAGTTTATAACCGTTGATGATGTTAATGATGCTGTTTTACAGATATCGGAGGAGGACGTCGTCGCTGCAAATGCTTACGTGAACAGTCTTGCCAAAAAGTTCAGGGTAACGGATGACAGCAAGCTACTTAATCCGCCAGTCTATACTATTAAGCGTATAGCAATATGCTACGCATGTTATGTGCGCGCCATGAATTCTATAGGTACGGATGCTACTGTTGTCTTTGAAGGGTCAGGAGGTGGCGAAGGACGGGATATTAACGCGCAGAAGGCTAAATTTTATAGGCAGGAACTTGACAGTCTTGTTAATAATCTCACGACTTCAGCCTTCACGGGAGAGGAGGTGAGCGGAAGCGTTACTATTAACGTATTCCGCGCATGATGTCAAGACGTGAAGAGGTCACTAAGGCATTAATTGAATTAATGCAAGAACAAATAACTGAAGTAGCAGATTGGAAAGGCGCAGTTATTGGCGCAAAACGTGGGCAGCAGATAACGGGCACGGTATCGTGTGACAGAATAAGTTTTGCTTTCGATGCTAAAGGCGAACGTGAGGCAACGGCTACCTACAGCATTTATGTTTTGGATCCTACTAGCGTGACAGGTGTGGATGCAATTGCAGATCATATAGTTACTGCACTTTCAGCTAACCCAAGTATTAACCGCTGGGCGACAGATAGCAGGGTAAAGGAAATAATATTCGGGGTTGCGCAAGGCCGTGAAGCATCCGGACTTGCGCTTATTACCGTAGAAGTCAAATTTGATTTAATACCAACATTTTATGAGGAGGAATAATATATGGCAGCAACAAGACCTTTGAAAGCGGCAGAAGAAGCAAAGCTGCTTGG